AGTGCCATTTACGCCAACTGGTAATTCTCCGTCAAATTCTTTATATTTAACTACGCACTCAAAAAAAGTATGTTCCGCATCACACCAAAATAAATTTTTTGCGTATTCAACTGTAAACATCACCACTACTCCTTACGAAATGCGAACATACAAAGCTTCCCGCCAATTATAGGTTGTGCTACCGCACTCGGCTGTAGCGGAATAAGTTACCCCACTGCTCATTTTGCGCCATGTTCCTGATAACGCAGTGCCTCCACCACCGTATGTGCTATTATTACTTTGCTCTCGCCTCCCTAAAAATGGGGAATCCCTTGATGAATTGGCGGTATTAGACGTAAAGTTATATCGCAATGATGATCCAGCAATAGTTGATCCAGTCGCAAGATTTGTATTGACGCCCATCATCAATATTGCATATGACCCAATCCCATCAAACGCAGTTGATGCCGTCGGAGCCGCAGCCGAAGTCCAAGTGGTGCCGTTGGATGTCAATACATTGCCGTTTGTGCCTGGGGCCACCACTTGAACTGCCGAAGTGCCATTACCCAAAAGGACGTTGTTGGCCGTAAGGGATGTTGCACCCGTGCCGCCTTGAGCAACCGTAACCGCCGTGCCCGTAGTCAGGATCGTGCCCGTGTTATCAGGCAGCGTCAGCGTCTGGTTGTTGTTTGAATTGGGGGCGGCGATGGTAAACGTGCCAGTTCCGCTTCCGTCACCCGAGAGTGCGATCTTGCTCATTTTTACTCCTTACAGAACCAGCCAACGCTGACCTGAAGATACGGTCACAGTCACGCCAGAGTTGACTGTCATTGGCCCTACGCTCATGGCGTTCTGACCAGATGCAACCGTGTAGCTTGCTGCAACTGTGGTGCTGTTAATTATCAGACCGTTTGTCGATACCGAAGCAGATGCCTGCAACTCGCCAGTGGATGGCTTATAGAGCAACTTGGCGTTGCCGGTATACAGCGTCGAAGCCGATCCGCTCGTCGCGTTTGCAAAAAGCGGATACAGATTTGTCGAGGTCGAGGTGTCATTGCTCAAAGCCGCGCCACCGACTGAAGCCCAAGCTGTACCGTTGTACCCCTCAAACTCAGTAGTCGTGGTATTGAACCGCAACATCCCACTCGCGGCAGTAGGCCGCTCCGCCGTCGTACCCTTGCTGATCGTCAACGCGCCGGTAGACGCAAAAGTGGAGTTGCCCCCTACGTACAGCGCCTTAACGACACCCAGCCCGCCGTCCGTTTGGATAGAGCCGGTAGTCGTGCTGGTGGCATCCGTAGTGTCATCAGCCCTCACTACCCCCGAGGCAGTCAGAGTTGTGAACGCCCCGGTGCTAGGAGTTACATTCCCAACACTAGAGTTGTTGATAGAAACACCCGAGATCGTGCCGCCGGTGATGGCGGCTGCCGTAGTGATGCCGTCGTTTATGTTGGTGAAGTTCGCGTCCAACTCCGCGTTGGTCAGCGGCGAACCTTTCCCGGCTCTGGTAGTGATTGACGCCATGACCTACCCCAATCAAGTTGCCGACAGAGTGATCGTCCAAGTGATCTGCATCGTATCATCCGCGGCCTTGTTCACCACGGCGAAGACGGTACGGCACAACATGTCCCCAGAAGACGACGCATTAAAGATACCGGCTTCGGTCACCGCCCCGGTACCAACACCCGCGCCAAAGGTCGCAACATACACAACCTTCTCGTTGTTCGTCCCGCTGATCGTGGTGCTCGTCAGGGCCACACGACTACCAAGTGGGCTACCTAGCGCGGTGTCCCCAGCGGCCGCAGCGGTCGTGCCCGCGCCAATACCCATGTGGCTCATCACGTCCTTAGTCGTGCCCACCATGCGGCTGATGATGAACGCCAGCCCGGTATTCACAACAAGGTTGTGAATCTTGATAGATTCTTTGATGCGTCCGTCTACCGACCGCACCACGATATCGACATCGCCACGAGTCTGAGGGAAGTCAACGAGTTTCATTTTTCACCCTTTCAAAAAGTTCGAGATGCACCGACGTAATCTTCTGCAAAGTACGTCAGGTCTACCGTGTAACCTTGCGAACGAAGCGACCCGGACTCCCCTGCTCCTGCGGAGTCCCCAAGAGTCTTACCGCTCAAGAGGACATCTGCGTCAGACGCCCCAGCAGTGTGCCCCAATATCTTGGTATTTGTCAATGCGTACGCTTCAGCCGCAGCGGCTGTTTCAAAGTACGGTTTGGCAACCAATAGCACCGCGTCCTCAGCGGCAGCGGACCCGTCAAACAGCCCCCGCGAAAAAAGCTTGGTGGGACTATCTGCTGTGCTGGCAATGTGGTCGAGCGACTTGAAGAACGAGATAGTCTGATCGTCCAGTGGCATCGCACCGTTGAGGTCATCCGTTGCCCCGACACCGTGCCCCAGCACCTTGCCGAACAACTGAGCGCGTGCCTCACTAGCCGCGAAGGCATCAGCATACCCCCGCGTCAACAGCAGTTGCGCCAAGCTGGCAGCAGTCGGCGCATCAGACAGCACCTTACCGACATCCTTGAAAACCTGCGGCCCAAGAGTGTAGGTCTGAAAAACTGGCGCTCCGACCACATAGTCCTCAGCAAAGTAGGGGTCGCCATCGTCAAGACCAGCGCGGTTACTCGGGTTCTTGCGAAACTCAATTTCGACTCGCTGTGGCCCCGCAACAGCAACGTCCGCCGAAGCCTTAGTGACCACAAACGTGGTTGTCTCGGACGTGGTGGCCGTGTCAGTTGGGTAAAGGAACGCAACAAACTCCCCAAGCGCCACGCGCAGCCGCATAGCCGAGACGCTGAGGCTAAGCCGTAAGCCGCGAGCAGCAGTGCGCAACCGCTTGGCGGGAACCCCCAAGCGCAGCACCAACTTGTCTACGGCGACACGGAGCTTCATGCAAAATCCTCACGAAGCTCAAACTGCAAGACATCAAAGATCGTCTCCCGTAGCCCGGACGCCAGCACAGTCTCAACCTCCCCAACATACTCACCGGCGTCAAGGTCTAAATTGCCGGGTGCCCAACCGAGCACTGCGACACCGTTGGTTGCAGGAGCCTGAATAACCGCAGCACGGCTGAACAACAGGGTATCAGAGTTAGCCGCACGAAAATGAAGCGTGACTGTTGCGCCTGTAAGGTCAATCGGATTACCAGTCAAGGAATCCGTAATCGTGAACTGAAGCTGTGGGCCGGTGTCATTGCGGACAAGTTTGATAGTGGACATGTCAAGCTCCAAAAGGCTGCGCCTGCGCCCGCATCGTGCCGCGAGCGTTGCCTAGGTTAGCCCGCGCACGGCGTTCAGCCAACTGGAAAACAAACTGCTTCGCGTGATACGCTGCCAACTCGCGGTCTGACCAGTTGGTATTGGGGAGCACCAACAACTGCTGCAACGCCCCGTGCATGATGACATCTTCAAGCTCGTCAAACAGCACCTCATCCATACCCGTCGCAGAGCGTGAGGGCTTGAGCGCGTAGAACATCCGCATCGTGTAGGTACGCTGCGCGTCAGGGAGCGGCAACACAGCAAACTGGTGCGGGGATATCTGGGTCAAAGAGCGCGGCTGGCTTCCGTACGTCGCAATATCTCCTGACGTGGTGTACTTGTCCCCCCACGCCGGATAGAGTTGCAACGCACGATCCAAGGTCAACACCTCAAGCGGAGCGTCGTTCATCATCGCTCCGAACACCGCGTGGACCTGCGTGTCCGCAGGCTTGTTGAAGTTGTAGACGTACGTCCCGGCGGTCAAATTGAACTTCGCCTGCTGGTACCTCCAAGCAAGCGTCCGTTCACACGCCTTGATCGCGGCATCGCGGATGTACTGCACGATAGTCTGCCGGGGGCACCCCGGAACCGTCGGCTGCAACCGAACAGCGAGAGCACTGAAATCCTTGGTAATCATCCGATCACCTCTTTGGAATCAATCCCGCCCTTCTCGGTGTCCGTGATGATGCGGGACTGTAGGCTGACGCCGAGAGACTGTACAAACGAATCCTGATACAACTTTGCTCTACCGCTGTTAACGTGCTCGTCATCAACGGACTCTGCTAGGAAGATCACGCCGTCGACTACCACGGTGAAGTAGGCGTCTGGCAGGTCGATCGTGTCGCCGATGCTGTAATCTGATAGGGGCATAACGTACTCCCCTTCCAAAATCACCCCCGATGCAGGACGTGGGTACAGAAAAAATTTAGTGGGGTTGCGGACATGCCGCATGAAGTTGACCGGACGATCGGCAGGATCGTTGACCCAATCGGGGTAGGTCTGGTCAAGCGTGTTTCGCGAAACCTCGACAAGCGCACCGCCATTCTTTACTCGGAAAATTTCGACGAGGCGAACTGCCCCGGCAGGACAGTCCTGCAAAACGGTGTTGGCAACCGTCGTAATATCCCCGATGGTGGTAAATAGATCAGGACGAAGCAGCACCATCCGCTTGAGCGTCTGGTTGACGAACCCAAGCAACACCGCATCGGTGTACCGAAACGGAGTCTTAGTGTCTTGGATCAGACGGCGGACCTCGGTGATGACTTCGTTTGGCGTCATGTTGGTAATCCCCTAGAGGCCTCCTCGGCTAACTCTGGTGGAGTATACGGCGGGACTTCAGGAATGTCAGCAGTTGATAAGTCAAGCGCGACACCGCGCTTCTTCCGAGCAACAGCAACTCGCGTAGGTGCTTCCTTGGGCATGAACCGTTCGGGGTATGCCACTTCCTCAGGGATAACCTCGCACTCGGGATTCTTTGCCAGAATCTCGTTGTAGTCGTAGATGAAGCCGTCTTTCTTGACGCGAATGTACATCTTGCTCATTTATTCAGCTTCCTTAAAGTCTGCGCAAGACGGGCACGCTGCCCCATCTTCCCGGGTTTCTTCGCTGCCGCAGCCAATTTGCCAGCGGGGATAGTCTCCCCTTTCTTGACACCCATTGCCTCGCGCAGAGCACCGGGCTTCTTGATCGCGCCCTTAATCCATTTCTCAGCCATCACTTGCTCCTTCGCTTACCAGAGGGGGTGACCGGCCACGCCTGTCTGGCAGGGCCAGTCTTCTTCGCCGACATCGTTTTCTTCTCTGCCGCTGACAACTTCTTGGCAGCTTCCTGCGGCCGACATGCGGGATAACCCCTAGACGACTTCTCGGAGCCGGAACGCCCGCACTCCTTGCCGGTCTTCACATCGACCCACTTCTCACCAAACCACTTGCCGAGGCCGCCCTTAGCCATTCTTCTTCACCCGGTTATCAGGACCAGACCAAGTGCCGCCACGCTTCTTATACTCCTTCGAGGCCCACGCATTGGCGTAGGCGCTGGGGTACACATCGAACTTGCGTTTAGCCTCAGCCTTCACGCGGCTCCAGAGGGAGGGGTTGCCGGGTTTAGGGGAGGCCATATCAGCAGTTCCACGCCCGAAGGGACTTGTTGATCCGGCTGTTGGGGTCGCTGGCCGTCTTCTTGGAGGTCAGCTTCTTCTTCATCCCCTCCATCCGGGCACAGAACGAATCTCGGCGCGACCCACCCTCGGGCTGCGGGGGTTTAAGTCCGGGTTTACCCGGATTGGCTTTGTTGTACGAGGCACGACCCTTGGCGTTCAAGCCACCCTTGGGGTCTTTGCCTTCCTTGCGCTGCCATGCTGGTGTCTTTGCCATTACGTCACCGCTCCTTTCAGGACAACAAACTGAATGACAGGGCTTTCAGTACCCGCCGCCGGAATACTGGCATTGTCGAGATTACCTACTGCGATGACGCAGGAGCCAGCCGATACAGTAACCGCGTGAACTTGGTAATACCGCCGAGTGCCAGAAGCAACGCCGGACTTGACGGATAGCATGATGACATCGTTGGCTCCGATGGTGCTATTGGTCAGCGTAAACTCATCAGCATCGTGCCCCGAAATAGCCGCTGCAAAGAGCGTGATCTCCCCAGTAGGTGTATTTAGCGTCACCCCTGTGGTGCGGCTTGTAAGCTGGGTGACAGACCCGCCCGCGCCAGAACCGGTGTTATAGCCTAGCTCGGTCGTCGCCAACACAGACCCGCTGTCGATATCAACCTTCGTGATATTGACTTCCCCAGTACCTTTGGGCGTAATGTCAATGTCGATGTTGGTATCAGTACCATCAGCCGTCAGCGAATTGCCGGTCAGTGTGACACCCGCTGCGGCGTTGCTCGTCGTGAACGTGCCGGACTCAATAGACGTAATGCCGGTGAACACTCCACTGAACATCACACCCGAGATCGAACCCCCCGTAATAGTCACGCTATTGGAGTTCTGCGTGGCAATGGTGCCGAGGCCGAGAGCAGTGCGGGCATTACTCGCACTGGCGAAAGCAATGGACGACCCTAAAGTTAGACTGCCGGTCGTCGCCTGAATCGTGTTGCCATCCAACTGGATGTTATCCACCGACACAGATTGCGTGCCAACTTTAAGCGCGGTTGCCACGCCGGTACCGCTATAGACTACCTTCTCGGTCGCGGTCGGACCGTCATTGACGTGCAAAAGCTGGTCGTAGGTACTGGCGATCGAACTGCCGGTAAGGTTGGTTGGCATCTATTTCTCCTGTATAGCGGGGGACCGAAGCCCCCCACCAATCTGTCTACATCACGACGCCGCAATGGCCCCGAGAGTATCCACACGCAACCAGTTGGTCCCGTTGCTGAAGGCAACCACCGGGTTTCCTGCTGCGCCGTTAGAGACGTAGATCAGGTCGCCAGTGTAAGAAGCCGCAGTAGGTACGGTAGCAACCGTGTAAGTAGCCAAGGCCAACGGGCCGGTCATAGTCAACGACTGCAAGCTTGCAGTGCCGCTATTGATCTTCACGTTGTCTTGCGCTATACCGCTATAAACACCCATGATGTTCTCCTAGTAGAGACGGGGGCCGAAGCCCCCATCAGGTTTAGCCGCAATTTGCAACGATGGCCCAAGCCTTCAGCACGCAGTCCGTGGGAACAGCGGTGTTGAGCAGGATGTCGATGGTATCGGCGGTCTTGATGACGGTCGGATTCGCAAGGTTATCCGAGTCCATCGCCACAGCGGTACATGCAAAGTCATCGCAGTACACGTTGGCAGCGGCGGGAGTACCGCCGGTATAGCCGAAGTCGAACGTGGCGGTGGTGTTGGTGGACTCCACCGTAACCACGTTCAGACCAGCAGCCAGCACGACGCTGTACGCCGGAAGGTTGATGACCTGCAAAGTGTCACCAGCCGCCAACGCAGTCGCGCTTGCAGCAGCACGCGCCGCAATGATCGCAGCAAAATCCAACTCCACCTCGAACTTCGAGACTTCGTTGACGTTAGCGGGGAAGGCAGCAGTGCCCTTATTGAACCCCAGAGTATCGGTATAAGCAGCCATTTTGGTTTCCTTTCAGATGTGATGGGGCCAACTCAGAACTGGATAACAGCCTGAGCCAGAGCCTCGCCCTTGACAACCTTATAGCCATAGACCTGAAGGCCACGGACGATGTTGCCGAAGGTAGACTCAGAGCGGATGGTTTCCATATTCGTCATCTGCGATGCGAAGGTGAAGCCCATCTTGTGACCAGCAATGATGCTGTACTTGCCCGAGGACACGCTCAGGTTGTGGCTGACGTAGATGGTGAAGCGATCCACCATACCCAGACGGCCATTACGAACGATCGACATGCTATCGCCGGTTAGCGAAGCGTCTTTCAGTTCGGACTTCTTGATCAGACCAGCCATCTTGGCGGGAATAACCACGAAGCGATCGCCTTCGGGAGCGTTGGCCTCATCCAGCACGGTGCCGAGGTCAACCAGCAGATCAACGACAGAGGTGGTGCTCGAAGCGCCATCCTTGGTCACAGTCAGCGGTGCGCCGCTGGTGCCGAGGTTGAACGATGCAGACTGCTCGCCCGCAGTTGCGCCCTTGTTGGTGGCGGCAATACCGGGCAGGATATCGGTCAGAACGCGCTGGTCGATCTTGATCTTCATACGCTCGGAAGCGTCCTTAGTCCAAGTGTCCATCAGGTTGATGTCCGACTGAACCTTGTCCACGTCGTCCTCAACGCAGGCGAAGTACTCGCCCTTGTCGATGACCAACTGAATCTTCGGCTTGTCCGGGTTCTCCACGGTCAGGGTCTGGCCCTTCACGTAGTCACGGATCGTGATTTCCGGGGTGGTGCGGATGTTCACGGTGTCACCGTACTGACGAATCTCGCCTTCGTAGTCGGTGTTCGAGATCGCTGCGAGCACAGTGGCGTCGTAGAAGTTCTCGATGAGTTTACCCGACCAGATTTCGGGGATGAAGTTGCCGCTGTAATTCGGGCGGCCGGGGGAGACAGGATAAGACATGATGAAACTCCTTTAATCAGGCATTGGCTTGGATGCGATTTTCTCGCTGTGCAGCAAAAATATCGCGTTCGATACGATCCCGATCTTGCTCTCGGCCTTTGTACTTGCCCTGCCGAACATCGTTGAAGAACTTCTGGATGTCTTGCGGGGTGTATACCTTGCCTTGTTTAGCAGTTGCAGGGGTACCGGTGCTTCTTGAACGCCCGGGGGAAACCTGCTTCTCTAACTCAGAGCTTGCGGCGGGACCAGTGGATTGAGCAACGGCGGCTTGTCCAGTGGACTCTAGCCAAGTGCGGAAGAAATTTGCAACACGCCCTGCATCCAGCGAACGCTGCGCGTCATCGAGGTACGTCTGGCGCGTGATGCCCGTCAACGGGTCAGCCTGCAACAACCACGACTGGAAGTCGGGAGTGTCGTTGACCTGACGAAAGTTGGGGACAGCAGCACTTAGATCGGCCCAGAATTGCTGCTCTGCGGTCATCTGCTGACGGTGAGCCACGGCTTGCACCTGCGGCACCACATTAGTCTGCACCTGACGCAGCGCCTGCTCAAGCTGGGCGATACGCTGGGCCACGGAGAAAAGCTCCTCGCGGGACACCTTACGCATCACATCGAGCGACTCGCCATACTCCTCAACATCCTTATCGGTGACAAGCTTGTCAACGACTGGTTGCGCTGGAGGTTGCGGCGTCTGCTGGGTTGAGAGGGAAGCCAGTAACTGCTCCATATGCGCGATACGCTGCGTCATCTCGCGGTTCTGCTGGTGCAGGCGCGGAACTTCGGCGTTGTACATGCCTTGGAGAGTTTTGTACTTCTGCGTGATCGTTTCTTCCGGCACATTGTCGTCACCCGGCTTATGCTCAGGGGTGGGTGACGGAGCGGCAGCACTCGATACAAGATTCTCGTCGGCGGGCGGCGTGTTGTCGGTTGGCTCAGTGGGCGCGACGGTGCCATCGGCAGCGGGCTTACCCGTGCCTGCGCTATCGTCAGCGTTGAGTTGCGCATACAACTGCTGAACTGCCTCGGTCTGTTTGCGAATCTGCTCTGGAAGGGCCATGTTGAACGCTCCTATCGGTGTGCGTGATTAAAGACGGCGAGTTTCGTCATAACTTTGCCGCCATAGCAGGGGCTTCTTCTGCGAGACTGGCAATCTCGCCCAACACCTGACAGCGCCCCTGAAAGACTGCTGGGTGTTCAACCGCACTGGGCAACCGCTTCAACTCCCGCAACTCCCAGCCCTTGAGCCACTCCAGAAACTCCGGGTGCTGTCGGACAAAGAGCGCAAGCGCCTTAACGATCTGTGGTTCTGGCTTAATCATGCAGCCATACCTCCAGCGCGGCTGACAACGGTGTTCGCCGCCATGCCACCTTTGGGAGAACCGTCAGGTAGTTGGGGAGTACCACCTTGGGGCTGCTGCGCCTGCTGCTGTGCAGCGGCCATCGCAGCGCGTGCGGTGATACGACCGGTATACCCTTCCTTCTCCCGAGACGGCACAACGTCATCCGTTGGCATCTGCAACCCTTTCGCCACTTCCCGCAGGATGGTGGCGCGTCCCTCCTTACCCATGATCTCAAGATCAATGGGGTTGGCGGTTGCGTTGAGGAACTCGATACGGCGGATGTTGACAGTCTCCTTGACTGCGAGGTTGATCGCACCCTTGGCGAGAACCTCCACATCCCCCTTGATAGATTCGTCTTCGTCGTAGCGCATGTTGTACACGAACTGGCGCAGGACGATGGGTTTGACGACATCCGTGTCTATGTGCATGACCACCTGCCGGATACCTTTACCGGCAGCACCCATCAGCATGGACAGCCCGGACGAAGTACGCCCAGCGCCCTGCACATTGAGGTCGCCGTACACATAGGCAGGAATGCCGGAGTGATCGTCAGCCAGACGGCTGAACTTCTCATACACGGCCATAAGCTCACTGGCCCGCGAGTCGGGTTGCGTGAACCGGATGGCAGGCGCACTCGACCCCACAGGATCGTTAACCGTCTGCCAGATTTTCCACGGGGTCAACTGCGTGATGTCCTCGTTGGGCGGCAGGCGCTCGACGTTGACCTCCACCTGCGGCCCGCTGCTGATCCCCATGTTGTTGACCAGTGCCCGCGCAGCGGCGTTGCACACGCCCTGCAAGTCCTCGATGATCTCGGGAATGCCCTTGCCCCAGAACGCACCGGGGCACTTGATGAACGAAGTCTTGGCGTAGGGCTTCTCACCGAGGGGGTCATAGTTCAACACCGCCTTGATGACGATGTTGCCCACCATCCAGACGTTGGCGTCGTACTCACGTGCGTCATCAGGAACATCCTCCTCGGACAGCCCCCACTCACGCAGCATCTTGCCGCTGATCTTGCCCCAGAACTCCAGCGCATCGAACTCGGTAGTCGGCTTCATGTACGAGTAGTACTTGCGCTCCTCCTCGTTCTTCTGAAGCTCCACATCCTCGTTGACCCACGACTGCCCGTTGCCGATCTCCAGCACTTTGCGGATGGCGTCCTCGTCGTAGCCCGGAACCCCAATGAGGTCGGACAGTTGCATCCGGCTCAGAGGGTGATACTCAAACAGGTAGCCCTCGTTGATGTTGCTGATTCCCGGCTCGGGGTAGATGTAGAACGGATCGACCCGCTCGTACTCGGGGCCAAGGCGCTCAATGGGTTCGACAACCGTCTGCCCCATCGCGTTGGTCTTCCACCCCAGCGCCCGCTGGCGGCGCACAACCGGCCCCTTGATGAACGCGGCAGGGAAGGTCACGAGGTCAGTGATGAAGTCGTTGAACGAGGCTTCCCATCCGCCTTGCGCGAACTGGTCCTGAATCTTGATCTTCATCCGATCAGCGCGAAGCTGCGCCTGTTGCAATATAGCGAAGCGATAGTCTTGGCTGACCATCTCGCGCAACTCGGACATCTCCTCGCGGTTGGGAGCCTTGCCGTATTCCTCGACCATCTTGAGCACACGCTCGGCAAACATGCTCTGCACTTCGCGGGTCTGTGACGGACTCAGGTCAGGGATGGGGGTAGCCTGCAAATCCCACGGGGGCGATCCGTTATCGAGCAAGATGTCTCGCAGCCACGACTCAGCGGCGCGGCATTTGACCTCCGTGATCATCATGTAAATCTCGGAGCCACCCTGCGCACGAATCTGCTGCAACTTGTTGGCCTCGTACTCGCCGTTGCGCTGCCGCAGCGCACGCAGCATGATCTGCTCGATGGGCTTCTTCGCCATCTGTGCGCGATCCCAGCAGCCACGCAGGTAGCCCGAGAGGCCAAGGATGACTGGCTGATTCTGCCGCTCTTGCAAAGCGCGGTCAGACGCCTCCTGCTCTTGCCGTGCAAGCTCAGAGTTCGAGACGACGCGCAGGAAAGTCAGTCCAGCCATAGGGAGTTACTTCCAGTGGGAGCAGCTATTACCGTATTCACCCTCGTCAAGCTCCTCGCCCTTGACAATCTCCATCGCCATATACGGCGAGGTGCCGCCGTTGACGAGCTTGGCAGCTTGTTTGAGCTTGGGGACGTTGGTGATCGTCTCAGTCTTGTTGAAGTTCTCCTCCTCGCGGAGTGCCTTCATGTAGAGCTTGCCGCCTGTGATTTCCTTGGGCGGTAGCGGGCGCATGTCATAGCCCATCTGGGGCATCTTTGCCCGCACCCCAGACGTATCCATCTTGGGGTTTGTTGAGAAGATCGTCGACGGTTTCGTTGCCATACCAGCCTCCTTACGGCAGGGTTCTACCAACAAGTATACAGCTTGTCAAATAAAAAGAAACCCCCGGAGTTCGCACTCACGGGGGCAAGTCCACGAAAGGACACAGGAGGTGACAACTGCGAAAGCAGTGCGCCCATGATATCACGTCCAACCCAGAGCGGATGACCTGACAACCTCCCGCCGCTGCTGGAGGATGTGCCCCTCCCCCGCGTGGGCGATATGCAGCATGAGGTACTGGAGCGCCTCGGCCACGTGGGAGTGCTTGTTCTTGTCGATGTCACCATCGCCTCGGGGTTTATACCTATAGCCCCCCATCATGGCGGCTTTGAGTTGCGTGCAGCGCGGATCGACGAGGAAGCCCGGGTCGCCGTCGACCTGCCGCATGAGGTACTCATCGACGGCGTTGATCCGTGCCGAGACGTTGTTGGTCTTGGCCGGGATGACTTTCAACCCCTCAGCCTTGATGATGTCCACCGCCGAGCGTTCGTCAGTCTGCGCCCGCTGCACCCCCGCCGGATCAACAACGACGAACACCGGTGCCCCGGGGAACCGCTCGTAGAGCAACGGCTTGAGCATGGTACGGACAAACCGCTGCACGCCCATGTCAAACGATACGCATTCGTCAAGTATCAGTGCCCGCCCTCGGGGGTCTTGCTGCCCAAGCACGGCTGCGGGTGTCAGCCCCAAGTCCATGCCAATGACGATGGGCCGCACTCCG